TTTTTCAGAAATCTGGGATTTTATTTTTTCACCACTATCAATTTTAATTCCATCTTTTAAATATTCTTCATTAAAATCTTTCGTTGCTTGATCTTTAGCAGCGTTTACTTCTTCTTCGTTTTGTTTATTTTCTTCTTCGTTACCCCAAATTTCATTCCATTGTGTTCTTAACCAAGAGAATTCTTTATCGCCCACTTTTTCTTCAACATATTGGTCTCGTTGTTTTTTAACGGATAATAGATTTTCAATAATTTCTCTATTTTGTTTAGCAACTTCATCGTTCTATGACTAATATTGTCTTAAAGCTTCCTCAAGATCTTTTGTATCCTAATTAACTGATACTTTTAATCCATCTTTTAATTCAACAATTTGAGATTTATTATCTTTATCTTCTTCTGCTTGTTTAGATAATTTATCTTTAGATGTTTCATCCATTTTATATTCTTGAACTTCATCTCTATTACCTAATAATTCTTTAGCAGACTCTTCGCCATTTTTCTTAGCGAATTCATCCCAACGTTTTTGTAAATCTAAATCAGCATCAGTTCTCATCTGTTCTGCGATACGCATTAATTTTTGGTCAGCATCTCCAGAACCTGGAATATAACTTACTATATTAGCAATTCCATCTAATATTGTTGCTCCTAATTTAACGATACCAGCATCTAATTGTTTATTCCAATAAATTAATACATCAAATGGTTTTTCGATATAATTTTGGAAAAACTATGCCATACTTTCTTTGAATTTATCCCATTTATCTCCAAGCCAATTTCTAAATGAATCAAACCATTCAACAAGTTCATCCTATTTTGTCCTAATTAATGCTTGAAGAAAATCTATTGCAACAAGAGCTGTTAAAATACCACCGATAATTAATGTTGTTTTAACCGCAGCCACAACAGCGGCTCTTGCCATCTATAATAAAAATTTAGTTCCTTGGAAAATAGATTTACTGATGCTAGTTAATAAAGCTAATGCTTTATTCTTATTATCTTTTTCAGAGTCTTTTTTTATTTTTTTATCTTTATTATCAGGTTTTTCTTCTGGTGGCTCTTTAATGAAATCAGCATCAGGTTCAACATGTAAATCATCTTTATTCTATTGAATCGCATCAGCAAGATCTTCGTTTAAATCAGTATCTAATTGAACTAGATTATCTTTAATCTATTGGAGTAATCCAATTTGAGTAGCAGATTGTCCCAATTCAGCCTTTTCTGCTAATGTCATCTCCTTTTTAGATACTTGAAAAACCTTTGTGTTCTTTTGGTTTTTTCTTAATTGATCTACAATAGCATCTGTTCCATAAATTAATGAACCAACTGTAGATGAAATATCCTCAAGAAAATATTTTTGTTCGCCAATTCTCTCTTCTAATAATTCAAAATTGTGATCTTCTTTATTAATTAAAGATTTAAGGTGATCACCTAAATCAATAATCTAATCATCTTTTGCGTAATCATTATCCGGGAATACTTCAATTTCTTTTTCTGGTTTTTCATCATTATTTTCATTTTGTAATTTACCAAAATCTTTAAATGATTTCTATAATGAATTCCAACCAGAAGTAATAGATTTGAATGGAGCAGTAATATTTTTTGCTAAATTAGAAATACCAGATAAAGTATCACCTAATTCAGTCCCAGAAGCAAATCCTTCAAATGACTAAATTTTTTCTAAGATTTTATTAAGGACTTCATTTGCATCTGTATTTTTATATACATCTTTTAATGCATTTACTTGTCCTTGGAAAAATCCGTTATTTTGATTCTCCATTTAAATTAAGCCCTATTTATTTTTATTTTGTTATAAATATTTATCTTAATAAATACAAATAAAGATAGAATAAAAGGTAGATGATATGTCAACGAAGCCGTAGGCTCCTGGTATAGGTGTAATTACATTATTCACAAAAGGTTCATCTGCAACTGGAAAACAATTTAATTTAGCAGGATCATTAGTTTCTTTTGAAATTTATGAAGGATTAAATCAGCCTAATTATTCATAGTAGATGAATTTAACCGTGTTAGACCCAGATAATACTTTATATAAAGAGATCACTGGTAATGAGATTGTTATTGTTGGTTTTAAAAGTGCATTGAATAAAGAAAATGAAAACTATGTAAAACCATTTCAGACTATTGATGCTGAGAAATATGTAGATGATAACCAAAGACAATGTGTTACGATAAGATGTACAACTCCTTATAATGTAATTGGAAAGTTAGTTTATTTTTCAAAAGTTTTTGATAATATTTCTAGTAAAGACTGTTTAGAACAAGTATGTGCTGTAATTGAACGTGGGTTCTCTGGTAATCAAGTTAAATGTGAATATGAAAAACATTTTGAAGACAGTTTATTTTAGAGACCTTTAAATGTCCCGTAGAGAAATTGGGAATGGATTATTGATTATTGGGTTCATAATTCTGTTGCACAAGGTTCTAGCACTTATAGTTCTTTGTTTTATTTTTGGGATGATAAAAACGGGTTAAATTTTAAATCCAATAAGTCATTAATACAAGAAGATCCTAAGCATATTTTGATGTTAATGAAAAATAGTGCATAGTCATTATTTCAACACGGTATTATTTAGAGATTTGAAGTTGAACAACAAGTTGATACTAAAAAACAATTAAAAGGAAAAACGGTTTAGCCTTTTGTTGTTAATCTTAATACATCAGAATTTGCATTAGGAAAATCTGGTAACGATGAAAAAATGGACTCTGTTACAGACCAAACATATAACTTTGAGAATGACCTAATTGGTCAATAGAATAATAGAGTTTTTGTTCCTTTAAATTACGCGACAGAGTGGAAATTAATGGGAACACAAATGAATAATACTTAGATAAAAACTAATGTAACAAATCAGATCTACGAAGATACTACATATACAACATTTGCTTATGCAGAAACGCCTGGTGATGTAATGAGATGCCCTGGTGATATAGTGCAAATTGTTAGAATTGATCGTAATGGTGTTATTGATAAAAATGATAGTACAAACTGGATTATTAAATCAATTAAACACCAAATAAGTTATGATAAGTATATTCAAGTTTTAGAGTTAATGAAATAATGGGAAAATATTAGAAAAAATATGAAGCATCTAGAATTTTTAATGTAACATTACTAGATGGTAGAAAATTAACATTAAAAAATTATCCAAACAAATATCAGAAACGTCTTTTATCTGCATAGATTTCTGAAGATAAAGATATGATTTATAAGGAAATAATTAATGTTTTAAATGAATAGATTCTTGAACCGGTTGATTTTGATTTAAATTAGGTTCCTTATTTTGAATTGCATAGAGTATTTTTGCATTTAGTAGCTAATAGCTATTAGAATAAATTACCTATTACTTTATCATGTGGGCATGAAACTGAAGTTGAAAATGAGGAGCATGAAAAAGCAATTGTTAAATGCGATGGAGAAGTAAATTCTGTTATTGATTTAGACAGAATTGAAGTACAAAATATTCAAGATCTTGTTTATGAATGTGATAATTTTAATGTTAAATTCAGATATCCAAATTTCATTGAATACATTCAATTCATGGAACATCTACAAATTGAAGATCCGTCTGCAAAATTTTTAGCTATTGCAAATTTAGTGAACTAGTGTATTTATGAAATATCTGATGATCAAGGTAAAGATTTATTTGAATCATTAGATAAAGAAGACCAAGAATTTATTATTGATACATTACCACCTGGTGTATTAAGTCAAGCCGCAATGGATTTAATTAAACCATTTATTATAGTTGCTATTCCATTTGTTTGTCCTAAATGTGGGCATAAGAAAAAAATCGAGCTCAAAGGTCTCGAGAATTTTTTTAGGTAATCTTTCAACCCTAGTTATATCTTAGCTACTATAATACAGCAACTGCATTAGCAAAAGAGGGTTATCTAGATTGGATTACATATGAAAATATGGCACCTTATGAAACTGGATTTATAGTAGCATCTTATAAACGAGATATGGAGGAGAGAAAGAAAAATGAAAGCAGAAGAAAAAGCAGCTAAATATAAAAAAGTAGTTAAATATGATATTTTTGAATTGATTAAAATTGCTAAGAATATGTTAAAAGAAGACAAGTACATATTTAAAGGCGATGAATATCTAGGGCCAAGAAAGAATGATACGCAATCTTAAATATAAAAGAAAATTAGTAACAGATGCTAAGTATACTGATATTCATCGCGATTTTATCCCTTCACTAAAGGGTGATATCAGTATAGTTCAAGATTAGAAATAGATCGAACAATAGATATCTGGTATTATTCTAACAAAAAAAGGTGAATGCCCTTTAGATCCTGAATTTGGATGTAATTTACCAGATGCATTATTTGAAAACATGGATTCTGGAACAACTTACATAATTTAGCAATCTATTCAAGAAGCTATTTTAAAATATGAGCCAAGAGTTCAAAATGTTACTGTTAATACCGAAGCAAAATATGACACAAATTCTGTTCTAGTTACAATTACATATTTTATAAAAAATGTAAATGAATCTCAGACTTTAGAATATGAATTAACAGGTAATTAATTTTAAGGCCAGAAATTTCTGGCCTTTTTAGTATCTGCAATAAATAAATTAATAAATGAGAAATAATAAGAGATAATAATATGCTTGAAAAAATCTTTGGTAAATGGTTTTTAGATCAAGAACAGAAAGAAATCGATCATATTGAAGATAATGTTCAAAAATAGTTTACTGCTCCAGAAAATGTTGGCGGTGCTATTGAAACAGAAGTACAAGCTGCTCAATATCATTATGATACCTATTTTGGCTTCTAGAATCAGTATCTAATGCAAAATTATAAAGTAGCTAACGTTGCACAATTAATTGACCAATACAGAACAACAGCGCTGATGCCAGAAGTTGATAATGCGATTGACGAAATTGTAAATCAAGCGATTGTTTTATAGCCAAATGTTAGCCCAGTTAAAATAGACTTGGACGAAACAAATTTTTCTGATAATATCAAAGAAAAAATTATTGAAGAATTTGAAACTGTTTTAGATCTGTATGATTTTAATAGAAGCGGTGCTAAGTTATTTAGAAAATGGTATGTTGATTCTAGATTATACTTCCATAAAATTTTAAGTAAAAATGAAAGGGATGGTATCGCTGAATTGAGATTATTAAATCCTAAAAAGATGCAATTCTTTAGGGATATCTTAAAAGAATCAACAGGTGCTGGTGTTGATGCAATTGTTGGATTAGTTGAATATTTTGTATATGATGATCAACTTGATTCAAAATGTTCTAATTGTACGTTAGGATCCTTACAACAAAAATTGAAAATTCCTGCTAAATCAGTTGTATATGCTCATTCTGGATTAACTGATAACTGTGACCAAGTAATTGGATATTTACATAGAGCTATTAAATTATAGAATATGTTGAATATGCTTCAAGATGCATTAGCGATTTATCGCATTGCAAGAGCACCTGAAAGAAGAGTATTTTATATTGATGTTGGTAATTTACCTCCAGCTAAAGCGCAAGAACAAGTTAACAGAATTATGCAATCTGTAAAAAACAGAACTATTTATAATTCAACAGATGGCACAATTAGCAATCAGTATAATAACATGAACATGATGGAAGATTTTTGGCTAACTCGTAGAGATGGTAATGCAAAAACAGAAGTTCAAGCTTTGCCTGGGGCTCAACAACTTGGGGAAACCGGCGATATAGAATGGATTTCTCAAAAATTATATGAAGCATTGCGTATTCCTTTATCTAGAATCCCAAATGCCCAAAATCAGTCAATGTTTACTAATGGTTCTGAAATTACTCGTGATGAATTATCGTTCTAGAAATTTGTAAATCAATTACAGCAAGAATTTAGTAAAATATTTTTCGATCCTTTAGAAACTCAATCTGTTATTAAGAAAATTATAACTCAAGAAGAATGGGAAGAAAATAAATCTAAAATTAAATTTGTGTTCGCAAAAGATTCATTTTTTGAAGAAATGAAATTGTTAGAAGTTTTAGATAAAAAATTCCAAACATTGCAAGGTATTGAGAATTATTTAGGAAAAATGTTCTCTTATAGATTTGCTTATAAAAATATCTTTAATATGACTGAAGATGAAGTTGAAGAACAATTAGAAGCTATTAAAGAAGAGAAAAAACTTGGTTTATATGATGACGTTTCTGATGATTCGGATAACTAGGATAGATTTGAACATCATTAGAATAATTCTGATTCGGATAATTCTGAGGATAAAGATGATCGTGATGATGACATTGAAGATCCAGATGAAGAAAAATCGGAAGAGAAAACTATAATTAAAAAGAAAGAAATTTCTGATCCATCTGATAAAGAACGCGAATAAATAAATTAAAAATAATTTTAAGGAATAAAAATGAGAAAAACCTTATCTCAATTAATTGAAGAAACATTGGAAAATAAACAAGTTTCAAAAAACTTAATAACTGAATCTAATGAAGACGAATCTAGAGTTATTGAAAAATTAACAAAAGATGTTAGAAAAAAATTTCCTGATAAATTCAAAAAAATTAAAACTAAGAGACACAACAAAACATTGTTTAGTGTTTTATATTATGACATTGATAATGTTGCGGGACGCGCTCTTGGCTATTTAGTTGTTCTTTACAAGGATCAATATCATTTAGATGATTTTGTAATCAGAGAAGAATATCTCGGAGCATTTGACGATACATTATAGTCAAAAGGTGGTACACTTGTTAATATATTGGAAAAATCTGCTAGATATTAAAAATTAATTAACTAAATAATTTTATAAATTAAAATAATTTAAAGGTAATAAAAATATGACAAGTTCGCAAAATCTTATTAAGAATAACTATTTAACAGAAGCTAAAGATGAAGAAGCTTTAAGAGTTATTGAAAAATTAACAAAAGATGTTAGAAAAAATTTTCCAGATAAATTAAAGAAAGTTAAATCGGTCAGGTATCCTCTAGGTTCTCTTGGAGTTTTGTATTATGATGCCAGCACCGATAAAGTTGAAGGTTACTCATTGGGTTATTTAGTTGTGCTAGTTAAAGACGACAAATCTGATTTATTTAAAATTAGAACCGAGTATGTAGGAGCATTTCCGTAGCGTAAATTATACACGCTAAATCAAACAGAAGTTAACTTACTCGGTAGAAATTCATTGTATTGAATAAAAGTCCGTTAAATACGGACTTTATTTTTTATATTTAATACTACTAAAATGTTCCGATGAGATTTACTGATTTAGCGCCGTCTGTGTATAACTTGTCACTAAATGCGCCAACATATTCATCCTTAACTACAAAGTAATCAGAATTTTTCTCACGTTCAAGCACCACCAAATACCCAAGATTATAACCTTGAATAGGTTGCTATTCCTAAAATAAAATTCCCATTAAATCACCGTCATACCATTTTGCTTTAACAGCCTTTAACTTTCTCTAAACTTTTGTTTTAACATCTTTAGTTACTTTTAAAATAACTCTAGATTCTTCGGCGTTTGCTTCAGTTAAGTTTAATTTGTCATCGGTGATATCAGTAATCTATTCTTTTAATAATTCACTTAGTGTTTTCATATTTTTTCCTTAAGTTATTTTTTTTTTTATCTAATCATTATAAATAATTAATAAAATTAGTACTAATTTTTAAGTAAAGGAAATAAAATAATGTCAATGTTAAGCCCAGGTATTAACGCAAAAGAAACATCATTACAATATAATGTCTCTGAAAGTTCAACTGGTACAGCTGCTATTGTTGGTAAATTTAGATGGGGTCCTGCGAACGTTATTCAACAAGTAGTAAATGAAACAGATTTAGTTCAAAAATACGGAACTCCAGATAATTATTCAGCATAGTCATTTTTCTGTGCATAGAACTTCTTGTTAGACGGTAATGATTTAAGAACAGTTAGATTACTTGATACAACAAAAGCAAAAAATGCATCTGCATTAGCAAATAGAACAACATTTGTGATTCAAAACCCAGGTACAGGATATTCAGTTGGTGATAAAATTACAGTAGTTTTTGACCAAAAAGAATTAACAAAAACCGGTTATGTTACTGAAGTTTCGATTGATGGCGCAATTCAAAAAGCATTTATTCCATCTGAAGAAATTATTGAAACTAAAGCTAAACTAGGATTAACTGAATTTGATCCAGTAAAATGGTCTGTTAAAATCGAATCATTAGCAGGTGGTGCTGGTGCACAAATTACGAGTTTAGGTATTGAAGAAAAATAGACAGTTTTAATTCAAAATGAATTCCAATTCGATACTCTGTTAACTTCTGAAACTAAAGATCAATTTACTAAACATAATATCCCAGTTGCTGTTGCTAAATATGCTGGTGAAGTTGGTAATGATTTAGTGATTCATGTTATTAACAAAGCTAAATATGAAACAGCTGTAAATGGAACTGTTAAATTAAATGCATTCCCATCAGGTAAACAATATTTAGTAAATGTTAAAGCTGCTTCTGCTTTTGGCCCAGAAAATGAGAATCAATTCTTATTTGTTGTCCAAAAAGGTGATCAATTAGTTGAGTAGAAAGTTCTTTAGGTAAAAGAAACTGAAAAAGATACATACGGTAATAATATTTCTGCTGATTTATATTTTAGAAACGGTTCTTCTGATTATGTTTACTTAATTTCAGATGATCTTAATAAATTTACAGGTTCTTTAGAATTATCCGGTGGCGATTCTGGTAACAACACAACAGAAGCAAAACCTTGGATGACTGCATGGGATTTATTCTCTGATAAAGAAAATATTGAAATTGATTTATTAATTGCTGGCGCAGTTGCTTCTGAAGGCGCTCAAGTTGCATCAACTGTTCAAAAATATGTTTCTGCTTTAGCAGATTCTAGAATGGAATGTCTTGCTATCGTTGATACACCATTAGAACTTATTGTAAATAAATCTGTTAGCGAAGCAACGGATAATATTGTTGAATGGCGTCGCGGTAGAAAAATTGGTCATAATGATCAAATCGTTGAACATAATATGAATATCAACAGCACATATACAGTGATTATAGGCAACGCAAAATATCAGTACGATAAATATAACGGCATCAACCGTTGGATTCCTCTAGCTGGTGATATTGCAGGTTTATGCGTAAGAACTGATAATGTTAGCTATCCATGGATGTCTCCAGCTGGATTTAAACGTGGTATGTTGAAAAATGTTATTAAATTAGCAATCGAAACACGTGAAGCTCATAGAGATCGTATGTATACTGAAGGTGTTAACCCAGTATGCGGTTTTGCATCATCTGGATTCGTTTTATATGGTGATAAAACTGCTACAACTATTGCTTCTCCGTTTGACCGTATTAATGTGCGTAGACTCTTTAATATGTTAAAACGTAATATCAGTAAAATGGCTAGATCAGTACAATTTGAAATCAATGATGAATTCACTAGATATAGTTTCAGAACCGAAGCTTCTGGATATTTAGGAACAATTCAAGATCGTGGCGGTGTGTATAATTTCTTAGTCCAATGTGATGAGACAAATAATACTCCACAAGTAATTGATTCAAATAATTTTGTTGCTAGTTTCTGGATTCAACCAGCTAGATCAATCAACTTTATTCAATTGAACTTTATTGCTACCGCTACTGGGGCAGATTTCCAAGAATTAATTGGAACAGCGAAAATTTAATTAATTATAACGGGTATTTAAATATTAATAATACCCGTATATTTAGGAATAATATAATATTATGAAAACATTAAGTGAATTATTAAAAGAAGCCACATAGATTAAAGAAATTAAGAGCATTGTTGAAAGTAAACAAAGTGAAATTTCTGGTTTACTTGAAGAAGCAACATATTCAGGTAGAGCGTGGTCTGGTAAATTATCTAGAATTGATAAATTACTAGCATGGATGTATGATAAAGGTATTCTCACAAAAGGGGATATGAATAAAAAAGATACTGTATTCCGTGCATATTACCGTTATTACAACGATGGTGATTTCCCAAGAGCTTTAATTAAACAGGATATCACTAAATATAGTCGTCGAGAGGAAATCGAAGCTGCTCTTGAACAATATTTAGAAAGTTTTATCAAAACTTTATTAGCTAAATATATGCCAAAAGTTAATCGCAAACAATTTAGATTAGATGAATTACTTACAAATTTAAAAACAGTTAAAAATTCGTCTGATTCACAAAGACTATCTGATTATTGGGTTAAACAAGTTAATTTTACAAAGGAACTTGATGAATTTTCTCCGAAATTTAAAGAAAGAATTACTGAATATTATAATGCGGAACAAGAATTAACTAAAGAACTTAACAAAGTGTTAGGTGATAAAGATAAGAATTATTACCCGTCATATAGATATGAACAAAATAAAGATTTAATGACACCAGCTGTTAATAAAGCATATATTAAATTGGTGGGTGCTTCGGAAGATGTTTCATAGATTTGTTAGTTATTAATTAAATCTATTGAAATGTTAAAAAATGAATTAACAAAATAATTCCTGTTTTATTTTAGGCACCTAAATGGTGCCTTTTTATTTGAAATAAATAAATTAAATAACAATATAAAAATAATAACTTATTTTAGTAAGGTAAAATAATGGCTCTTAGTGTAACAGATATTACAAAAGCATTTAGCTCAGGTGATGTTGCAAGAAGCAATCTTTTTAAAGTTAAAATTCCATTTTTAGGAAGAGAAACTGAATTTAAAATTAAAGCTTCTTAGATCCCAGTTGCAGTTGTAGAAAAAGTTCCGTTGTCATACATGAATAAAAAGATTAATCTCGCCGGTGATCGTACTTACGAAGATTGGACTGTAACTGTTTATGTAGATGCGGATCATAATATTCGCCAACAATTAATTGATTGGCAAAACTCAGCTCATGCGATTGGTAAAGATATTCAAGGTGATATCCCAGCTCAATACAAAAAACAAGCAACAATTACTGCTATCGATCGTCAAGGTAAAGAAACAAAATCATATAACTTCGAAGGTGTATGGCCAACTAATATCGCAGAAATTCAAATGGACTGGGAAAACAACAACCAGATTGCAACTTTCGATGTGACTTTCTAGATCGACTGGTGGATTCCAGCTTAATTATAAGGAATAAAAATGAATTTAGTACAATTAGTAGAAAATAAAGACTACGTTGGCTTTAAAGATAAAATGGAAGAGCTAGTTGAAGAAAGCCTTTTAAAATTATTCAAAGAAGCTAAAGATGAAATCACTTCAAAAACAAAAGTTGATTTAGATGAATCTGATGATACCGATGAACCTGAAGATGAAAAAAAAAAAGACGATTCTAAAGACAAAGAACAGGAATAATAATTATGACGCAGGAAAATATTTTTGACGCTGCGTTTGAATACTATTCTACATTAGAAGAATCTTTTAATCAAGAAGAAATTGAAAATATTTAGATCAATATGATTAATGAAGATTCTTCGTTTGAACTTGGAACTATTATCTATCAATTAGTAAACGGGTATTCTTTAGATGAGTGTACATCTGATTTTGATGAAATGCTTGAGGATGAATATCTCGAGGAAAAATTTGTTCGTACAGTAAATGCGTCTGGTCAGATTCGAAGAATTAAAGATAGAAAAACCAGAGAACGTATGGCAACTATCACAACAGGTTTATCTAAAGCTAAACGTAGAGAAATTGCTAGAAAAACTAGAAGAACTAAACGAGCAAATCCATCTATTGGTAGAAAAGCATTAAGAAAACGTAGAAAAGCATTATTAAAACGTAAAGCATTTGGTTTATAAGGAATATCATGGAAGAGTTGTTAATTGAATCCTGGGGTGTTCCAGTAGAAGTTTTAAATTCTGAACAAATGAGTTCTTTAACAGAAGCAAAAGACTTAGACCCAAAAGCATTATATATCCAAGGTGTATTTCTGCAAGCAGATGTTATTAACGGTAATAAAAGATTATATCCAAAAAGAATTTTAGAAAAAGCCGTTGATAATTATATTAAAGAGCAAATTACACCAAGACAATCTTTAGGTGAATTAAACCACCCGGCTAGACCATACGCTGACCCAATGAAATCCTGCCTTGTAATTGAAAAATTATGGTGGGAAGGTAATAATGTAATGGGTAGAGCAAGAGTTGCTACTGGTGATTATGCAGAAGGTGATAAAGTTGCTGCATTAATTCGTGCAGGTTGGATTCCTGGTGTTAGTTCTAGAGGTCTTGGGAGAGTTGTTAATAAAGGCTCATATAATGAAGTACAAGACGGTTTTAAACTTACAGTTGGAGTTGATATCGTCTGGGGGCCAAGTGCTCCAAATGCATTTGTTAAAGCTATTACAGAGCATAAAGAACTATCTGAAGATAATTCAGAAAAAATTGTTTCAGAAAAAGTTATAAATAAAACAAATGGTAATGATCATGCGAAAACTATCGTAGAAGCATTACAAAAATTTAAAAAGAAAAATGAAGATGCTAAACAGATGACATCTTTAGCTGAACGTGTTAAACAACACTTTCAGAAATAATCTTTTAAATAATATTATATACAATTTAGGAAATTATAGATGGAAAACTTACATACACTTATCACTGAAAAGTCTAAGGATGTTGCTGTAGAATTATCATCTTTGTTTGAAGGTTTAGAATTAGCAGATGAACTAAAAGAAAATCTTCAAGTAACTTTTGATACCGCTGTACAAGCAGCAGCTATTCAGATTTAGGAATCTGTTTTAGAAGAAGCAACTAAAGAATTAGAAGAAAAACACACTCAAGATGTTTTAGATATCACAGAATAGATTGAAGCTAAATATCAAGAGCGTGAAGAAGCTTTAACTGAAGCTACTCAAACTTATATTGATGATTTTTTAAGAGAATGGAAAGAACAAAATAAATTAGCGATTGATAATAGTCTTAAAGCTAAATTATTTGATTCTATTTTCGAATCATTATCAAATGTTTTTGTTGAGCATAACTTAAATGTTCCAACTGAACAAGTAGATGTTTATGAAGAACTTCAACAAGAATGTGATGAACTTCAAACAAAATTAGATTCTTTAATGAAAGAAAATAAACGTTTAACTGTAGAAGCTCAAGAATCTAAAGTTAAAGATATCATCAAAGAAGTTACTAAAAATTTAACTGAATCACAAATTGAAAAAGTGATTGCTTTATCAGAATAGATTTAGATTGATGAAAATGTTGAGAAAAAATTAAGAACTATTGTTCAAATGGTTGAAGCAACATCAAAAAAATCAGTAAAAGAATCTGATGAAGATCAAGACGATTCTGATGAAGAAAAAGAAAAATCTGAAGAAAAAGAAATCGTTAAAGAAAATTTAAATTACGTTGAACCAGGCAGCGGTAAACCTGCTCCTAGTGTAAACCCTCAGATCGCTCAATATCTTAAATTCTCAAGATAATGCGGTTAAAATAAATATTAAATAATAAAAACAATTTTATAGGAATATCTTTAAATGGATAAAAATTTATTAGTAGAAAAATGGGAACCACTTATTAACGCAGAAGGTTTACCACAAATGCCAACAAAAACTGAAGCAATCGCTGCAATTTTTGAAAACCAAGAAAAAGACTTTGCAAATGATCCTGCTTACCAAGATCCAATGGTAATTCAACAATTCAAAACTATTTCTGAAGCTGTTGTTACTGGTGATGCTGGTTATAATGCAGATAATATCGCAGCTGGTAAAAACTCAGGTGCTGCAGTAAACGTTGGTCCACAAATCATGGGATTAGTTCGTAGAGCAATTCCAAAAATGATTGCATTTGATATCGCTGGTGTTCAACCATTATCACAATCAACTGGCCAAGTATTTACTTTCCGTAAAATTTACGGTAGCAACCCATTAGATAAAAATGCGTTTGAAGCTCAACATCCAACTAATGCTCCGCAAACTTCATTCTCTGGTAACTTCAAAGCTATCAAAGATTTTGATGCTGTTGCATATACCGTTGGTGACTTAGTTAAAGTTGAATTCAAAAATGCTCAAACCGGCGATGAATTACGTTTCTTCCAAGTAACTGAAGCTGTAACTCCAGCTGCTAAAACTGAAGATGAAGCTAAAAAATTAATTACCGAAGGTAAATTGGTAGAAATCGGTGAAGGTATGGCAACATCTCTTGCTGAACTTCAAGAAGGTTTCAACGGTTCAACAAATAACCCTTGGAATGAAATGAGTTTAAGAATCGACAAACAAACTGTTGAAGCTAAATCTCGTCAATTAAAAGCACAATATTCAATTGAATTAGCTCAAGATTTAAAAGCTGTTCATGGTTTAGATGCTGATACTGAATTATCTAATATCTTAGCTGAAGAAATCATGTTAGAAATCGACCGTGAAGTAATTCAATGGATTAACGCTACGGCTCAAGTTGGTAAAACTGGTTTCACAAGAACCGAAGGCACTGACGCTGGTGTATTTGATTTCACAAATGCTAAAGATGTTAAATCTGCACGTTGGGCGGGTGAATCTTTCAAAGCATTGATGTTCCAAATTGATAAAGAAGCAAACGAAATTGCTCGTCAAACTGGTCGTGGTGCTGGTAATATTATTATCGCGTCTCGTAACGTTGTTCAAGCATTAGCATCTACTGATGTATTCATCGGTTGGGGTGTACAAGGTACTCAAACTGGTTTAAATACTGACACAAACAAATCTATGTTTGCAGGTGTTTTAGCTGGTAAGTATAAAGTTTATATCGACCATTATGCTCGTACTGACTATGTAACCGTTGGTTACAAAGGTTCAAGTGCAATGGATACCGGTTTAGTATATTGCCCATACGTTCCATTAACTCCGTTACGTGCAACTGATCCGAAAAATTTCCAACCTGTCATTGGTTTCAAAACGAGATATGCAATCGCGGTTAACCCACTTGCAGATCCTGCTATCAATAAGGTTTCAAGCATGGCTCAAGTTTCTTCTGCAATGCCTACAACTGCATCTTTCGGTAGAAACTGCTATTACAGACGTTTCCTTGTAAAAGGTCTTTGATAATAGTTTAAAATAACTTAATTCATGATAAGGTATATCTAATTAATTTTAGGTATACCTTTTTTATTAGATATGATAAATGATTTAAAAAATAAATGTAAAAATTGCAAACGTGTTGATTCTGTAAAAAATATTTTGTCTATAGAAGAATTGGATTATATTAAAAATTTTTATAATTTTGATCTAGATTTCTCGGTTTTTTTATTTTTAAATGAAATAAAAGGAATTCAATATTATACTAAATGTAGAACTTGTGGCAAGGATTTAACTAAACAACAAATAAAATCTAATATAAAACATAAAAACGGGTTTTATTGTTCAAAGAAATGTAATCCTAATTATAAAAATATTGATTATAAAAAACGTGCCGAAAAGATTAAACAGACTAATCTTGAACGATATGGTGTTGAGAATGTTTCGCAAATTCAATCTGTAAAAGAAAAAATTTCTGTTAATGTGAAATTATCATCTAAATCAGCTCTAGAGAAAAGAATTTCTACTAATATAGAAAAATATGGTGTAGAACATATAATGCAGCTAGATGCTTCTAAGGACAAATTTAGAAACACTTCGATGATTAATTACAATACAACACACCCAATGAAAAATAAATTGGTATCTGATAAAATTAGAAATAGTAATTTTAAGAAGTATGGATTTTATTATTCATTTCAAATTCCAGAAGTAAAAGAAAAAATTAAACATACAAATTTAGAATTAAGAGGTGTTGAATATCCATCTCAAGATCCTGTTGTTTTTCAAAAGATTAAACAAACTAATCTTGAACGATATGGTGTAGAAAATGTTGGCTTAGTCCCAGAATTTAAACAGAAAGCATATGAAACGATGATTTGTAATGGGTCTATTGGTCAACAAGTATCATCTGTGGAAAATGAAGTATGTGAATATGTTAAATCTTTAGGAGTTGATGTAATTCAATCTGACTGGAATTTAATTTCACCAAAACAATTAGATTTATATATTCCATCTAAAAAATTGGCGATTGAAATTGATGGCGTTTACTGGCATTGTAATAAATTTAAAGATAAAAATTATCACATAGAAAAAACAGAATTATGTGAATCAAAAGGAATTCAATTACTCCATATTTTTGATATAGAATGGAATGATAAAAATAAACAAAAAATTTGGAAATCAGTTATTAAACATAAACTCGGTTTAACTAAAAATAAAATTTATGCTCGTAAATGTAAAGTTGTTGAAATTGATCGACAAACTGCATTTGATTTCTGTAATCAAAATCATTTACAAGGTGGAATTAAAGGACCAATTAATTTAGGTTTATTTTATGAAGGTGATTTAGTTCAAGTTGCTGTTATCAGTACTCCAAGATTTAATAAAAATTATAAGTATGAATTATTAAGATTATGCTCTAAATTAGATACTACAGTAATTGGTGGTGCTTCAAAATTACTCAAAAATTATTCATCATTAATTTCATACGCAAACAGAAGATGGTCTGTTGGAAATGTTTATAATCAATCTGGATTTAAATTACTAAATATTAGTAGTCCTAATTATTTTTATTTAGTAAATGGAAAATTAGAATCTAGAAATGGTTGGCAAAAACATAAACTAAAAGATAAATTAAATGTTTTTGATGAAAATTTAACTGAGCAGGAAAATATGAAATTAAATGGAATTAATTGGATTTATGATTGTGGAAATATTACATTCTATAAATAATTTTAATTGTAATATTACCGGAGAGATAATAAATGAAATAGTTATAGGAATTAATTAAAGAAACTTTAGTCACAGAAGATGCTAAAGGCGAGTACCCAAATTTCCCATATATATCAGGAAAAAGCAGGATTACTCAAATTGCAGTAAGTTTAAAATTACAAAAGAAAATCGTTGAAAAAGTTGGCGGGGATTATTTTGTAGATAAAGATTTTAAAGAAAAATACGGTCATTTACATCCATTCAAAAGTTCAAAAGATAATGGAAAAACATTCTTGGATCAAAATATTTTGAGTCCAGATAAATTCGTTGAACCGATGAAAGCATCTCAAAACACAACATATTCAGTTCGTATTGATACCAAAAAATGTATTTTTGCTATTGATGAATTTAAAACAAAAGAACAAATCTATAGATGTACTACATATTTTAAATATGTAAAAGAATAAAAAATAGCAGCACGTGCTGCTATTTTAGTTTGTAAATACTCCAAATTCTGATGGATCTTCTAGATTATGGCTGAAATCATCTATCCCATCTTGAACTGCGAATATTATCTAATGATAATTTTCAAGCTCTTCCAATTCTTCATTAAACATATTTCTAACTAAATTGTAATTAGTTTCCATATAATCGTCAAATCGCTCTTGTGTTGTTAAGTACGCAAAAATAACCAAGGCCATTACAGTGTCATCATGAAACCCAGCTCTTGCTTCATACTAAGATCCTTTTTGAACAAAATCCCTTAACTCTAAAATAGTTTGTTTATCATGTAGAATTAATTTATATTTTTCAATAAGATCTTTTAATGTACTACACCCGATTGCTTTGGTTCTTTTTGACTGTTTCATGCCAAGATCTTTCTACTAATCTACAATAACATTCTCATATTCAAGGTCAATATATAAATCTTTTGCAACAGAATACCCGACAGAATTTAATTCAATGTAAACCCATGCATTATTATATTCAGTAGCTTTAGCCATAATTATCTACGGAAATAATAAAGGCTATACTTTATTTGATCTATAAATTGCGACTTGTTCAAACGGTAATTTAGTCACATCTATGATTTGAATAACTGAATAATCTTGATCTCTTCCTTCAGCGCAATCCACAGTCGCTACATATTTATGGTCTTTTTCAGGTTCTTTGTACTTGATAAAATCTGCTGAGATTTTTTCAATCCATTCTAATTTCTATAATGCAAAACCATTTACTAACGTATTAGCTGCGCCCAAAAACCGACAACAGAATTCTTGTAAATATGCTTCAACCTATGATGCAGTAATTTGTGATGTAACGAAAGCAAGGCCATCATCAAATTTTCCATCAGGGCCATATAATCTTGGTGTAACATCGTACCATAATACTTCCATTAATTTAAAGTCATTTTTACCACGTTTAGCTTTATCAACCATATCATAAAAATGATTTAAACCATTAGGGGTTGAAGTTACAATTAATTTTGATCTACGTCCAGATGAAATTGTTGGCAATACAGATTTCCAAAGTTCGTCGAAATTTTCTACGAAGGCGTTTTCGTCCATATAAATTAATGAAAACGATTGTCCACGAGTTGCATCCGGCGATGCTGCAAATGCTGTTAATTTACATCTATTATCAAGCTCAATCTAACCTTTATTCCATTCAACAATACCTGGTTGTAAAAATTCGGGTAAAAACTCAATAATTTGTTTTGTTCTATCAAGAACCTCAACTGCCATCTAATGTTTATGAGCTAATACACCAGCATTTTTATCTTCATTAAACACGAGATAATGAGCTAAAAATATCTATGTAGTTGTTGTTTTAGCAGATTGTCTAGATTGATTCGCAATTGCCATTCTGTTATTTGCTAATAACTCTAGCAAATCTTCTTGATAATCATATAGATTTATTTTAATCGTACCAAAGTCAATATGCTAAATTACACAATAATTTCTAGCAAAATATAAAATATCATTACGACATTTTATCCATTCTTCTTGCATTTCTTTTGTGTACGGAGTTTTAACATATGCCCGTTTTAAATTAGGCTTACCTAAGTATCTAGTTCTTTTATTATCTTTATCTTTAAATGTTCTGAATTCTTTTGGATTTTGTGATTGTTGCTTAATAGGTCTAACCGGTTTTAAGAATTCATAAGCCGCAAAAGAATCTGGCATATATTCATTTGTATGCTGAGACTTAATCATCGGGATATACCCAAGATCAATTAATCTCAAATATTCTGGGTTTCTTTGTTCTTGATATAATGATTTCAGACGATCAATATCATCTTCAGATAAAACTCGTTTCTATCTATCTAATGACTAGATCTAAACAAAATCCTCGGGTAATAAATGTGCAGTACTTTTCATTTCTCTTTAAATGACTCCTGTACTAAATAATCATCCCTAGTGCCCTCTTGTTGGAGCAATTCTGATGGCTACATAGTTTTAACTTCTGAAAAATCTGCTTCAATTGCTTTAGGTTTTGATTCTTGATTTTTTAATTTTTTCATTTTAGAGTAATTATCTAAAATAGCAGAGTTTGTTCTAGTAACGGTGTCCATTAAATTAGCAAAAATTTCAACCGTTTTTGGCGTGTCAGAATTTCTAACGATTTCAACCATCTGTTTAGATACTTCAGTTAACATTGCTAATTGATTAATTTGAGTTTGTCTGATAATTTGATAATCGTCGTCTAGATCATGTTCTACATTATCAGGATTACTCTACACAACAGGAAGTTCCATAGGAGGTAAAACTGCATCTTCTTCAAGGGATGCAATACCAGGTACAGTTGTTATGTCTAAAATATCAGAAAGATCTAACCCTTTATTAAATTTATTTTCTTCCATTTACTTTCCTTACTGCGCCTCTTGGTGTTGGATTTTCAAAATTAGGTACTTCATCTTTACCAGTTCCAACTAAATAATCACCATTCCATGTCTCCGAGTCAGAATCAATTGGGGTAATTTGATAATCTAATGTTTCCCAAGTTTTTGCTTCATCTGGAGTATCACCCTAATTAATAGACTATCTGAAATCTAAAAACACAGTTTTAATAATATTCCCTAAATTCTCAGCTGGTGGATATAAATACCCTCTTACAGCAAATTGAATAGACCACTCTAGTCTTCTTCTTTCATTTGGGCCAGAAGCTTGTTGTTCATCTGGCTAAATACCAACTATTTCAATCGGAACTTTGTGACTAATTTCAAGATCACCTTCAAATCTCTCTTTTATTTCCTAAATAAAATAAGGTGTAAAATACGGAAGGATCTGTTCAACAATTTGATATATATCATCTTGGTATCTTGTCTGAATGTTTAACTCGTATGTGATTTTACATGGCCAAACGTTATATTGTTTTTTGTTCCCATTTTTTGAAAATTGAACACCAGATAATGTTGTTCTCGTTTTTGCTTGTCCATCATAAATTACATCAATTAACTACACATTCATTCTAGGTAAAATTGTTTCAACGCCTAATTCAGTATCTTTACCAACTGGTTTTTGTAAAAGCTAATTGATTTTCATATTAAAGGCTTCTTTAGAGCCGTATGTAACAGGGACTTTAATTAATCCTTTATCTTTTCTTTTTATACTGATGTTGTTAAACAAATTCGCCATCAGTAATGCATATGTTCTAAGTTGTGAATGATAAAAATGTCCAAACATATACTTAATCCTATTTATTCTATATTCTATAGTTATTTATTAAAGTATTATTACATTATTTCTGATAGACTAATATAATTTATCGGACTAAAATATACAATGCATTCTAGCACATTCTAGATGCATTTATAAATTTAATGAATAAATCTATGTAGATCTGAATAAATATTCAGAAAAACTGAA